CCGTGAGGTCCACTCTACTGTCTGCTTCTGGGCAACCAGACTCAAGGCAGTGATCTCTCGTCTACCCTAAGAAAAGGAGCGCAAGATGTTTGACATGATGGTGAAGTTTCACTTTCCTCCAGCCGTCTGGCACTGGTACCTTCAGTTGAAGGATCAGTATATCCAGCTTGGTGAAGAGGTCTTAGTGGCACAGCATCACGCATTGTCTGACGCATTGCTCCTCTGGCTCAAGGGTGTTAGATAACGAGATACCAACTCTACTCTAGATGGGAGGTGATACACCATGGGAAGACTGGTCGAGTTCGTGAGCATTTTGCGCACGATCGCCCGGGTCCTGACCGTTGTGGCAGCGATTCTTACTGCTGCTTCCAGCGCTCTGGATAGTCTTGTTCCCCAGGGATAATCATCTTTCGTTTTTGTCCTGTTACTCATGCTAAGGAGGTAACCATGCCGCTCGTGTACACTGACCATCACGGGGGTTTCTTCGTGAAGGTCGGATGTTACTATAGCAGCTCGGCGCACTCCGGTGCTGAGGGCTTCTTTTACCAGATGGACCCTGTGAGATCACTGATCAACGGTTTATCCGTTGACTTCGGTTGGTTTCATCTCGAGGACACCATTGGTGTTTTTCGTGACAAAGGTGCGTCAGAAGTCCTCACATTTGCGGCAACTAAACCGCAGATGATTGAGTATAGTGACTCTGGTGACTTTAGCCGCTATGGCTCGATGCTTTCGCATCTGGCGGCTACGGGGAAGTTGCTTCGGGGTGAGGATTTGCTGTCCTTTAACCCTAGGTCTGAACACCAGACTTGGCATCCTTCCTATCAGGGTTACGTTGGACCTCGTCTTGAGGACGATCTCTATACTTACTCCCCCACTGTAGGATCTTCCGTGATTTACGGAAGTAATCCAGCCTTCTTCAGTGGGGTGGTACGCGGCAATTATGTCCCAAATAACTTGAATGGGCTGTATTGCACGCGAGTGACTGGTACTCCTAGTATATCGGGAGTTCAGTTCGCTGTAGAAGTGGTTCGTCCTGTGGCGTGGGCACCTCGTGCCGACCTGTTGACGACGCTCCTCTGGTTGAGGGACGAAGTTATAGCAGGCGGTGAGCTTGTGGTGTCGAAAGCAAAGATCCCTGGAACGGGTGGTCCATGGTACGGTCGCGTTAGCGACTTTACCGTGGATTACTCGCTCTATGAGATCACCTGTCGATATAGGTATGTCTGGTCTGATACTTATCCAGGCAACACCTACCACATGGGGCATAGCGTTATGATTCGCGCTAAGCTTGTGCCTAATATCAGTACCCCTACGTCACATGTGACTACGGGGATCTGGTATAACATCGTACCTGTCGGCGCCTTCTCATTAACTTGTGAGACGACGTTGACTGATGTTTCGCCATCAGTGCTCCCTTGGTGGCCGATTCAGGCTATTGGTGGAAAAGCAACATTCACCAATACTACGCCCGGTTGGGTGTATCTCTCGAGAGCAGTGCAAGGTGACGGTAGCGGTGCAGCTCCGGATCTGACCAGATTTGTCCAAAGAAGGAGACTTTCTACCTTCGAGGACAAAGTTTGGAAAGAAATGGGCAGTATCCGACTATCAAGTATGCAATCAGCATCTGATGCATTGGATGACATCACTGGAAACCTCAATACTAACCTCATTGAGACTCTGAGTGAGATGCGGCAATTGTCAGATTTAATGCCTGACATGCGTCGTATTTTGTCGTCCTACTTGAAGCTGAGGAGAGGCGATCCGGTCGGTTCCTTCAGGGACCTAATGGATTTCCTTACAGCACTGCGTCTACAGTCAGCGTTTGGCTGGGATCCAAACTTGGATCTCTTGCTGAATGTCTTACCTAAAATGCAGTCCTTGGTAACGAGTATCCTCGATCAGCCAGAAAAACGGCTGGTTATAGGGCGTGGATCTTACAATTTCGACTTCCCTGAGGGGGAGTTCGGGAGGGTAGATGCGACGTTGCGTACGAGGAGTAGAGTGGTCGCCAACCCGGGCGCTAGCTCGGTAGTGGCGAAGATGCTGGACGTACGGTCGCTGGGCCTATTGCCCAGTCCGTCCAGTCTCTGGGACCTCGTCCCATTCAGTTTCGTTGTCGATTGGTTCTCGGGCATCGGAGCGCGACTAAGTGACCTCGAGGCTATCAGCTTTCTTTTGCTGACCAACATCGAGGTTTATACCCATAGTTACACTATCTCTTCGCTTCTTACTGAAGAGGAGCTCGCTATGGACAGGCTAGCTATCGCTAGCACTAATCAGTCGGACAATCCTATGCTCAAGGTGTACGCGCGCGATGTTTCCAAGCATCCGCCCCGCTTTGCGCAGGGAAAATACGATTTTCGCTTGCCTACCCGCCTTCCGAATTGGATGACGGCTGGCTCACTATCCTGGCAACTTCTCGTTGCCCGGTAAGTGCCGGTTCTTTTAACCGGTCTGTTAACCCCGCCCATGTTTATGGGCGCAGCTTACTCAGCGAAAGGCTGGTAACATTATGACGAACGTACTTTCTATCGACGGTGTCGGGGGTACCCCCTCCGATGTTGCGGTCAAAATTTTCGACCAATCGAAGTGGCAACGCCTCTCATCGGTGCGCGACGCGAATAGTGGTCGTGAGACTACTACGTACGTCGACAACACTAGCGATCCGAACAGCCCTGTTATTCTGGCTGTTAGTTCCGCCGTCGATGCTAAAGCGGATGCCGCGGGGACGCGTATGCGTCGATCGTCGATCACGTTCTCAACGTTTGCGCGGGTGGTTGATGGAGATGGTGCATTACTGGCGTTGAAAAAGGCCAGCTGTGTTATTGCCATCAATCTGCCCGACGCAGACATGGAGACCGCAGATGTTCGCGACCTGGTCATGAACGCTTATTCCGGCACCTTCACGGCGCTGGAAACAAAGGTTCCTAATCTGGTTGTGCTTGGCGCTTTGCGCTTCGGCATTACGGACATCTTCGGTTAATATTCCATGTCGCGTGCTCTCTCTTTTGAGACCACGCACGGCTCTCTTCGGTTCACCATCGAAGAGAGTGAGGTAATCCATCTAGATACGTCCAAGAGAAAGAAGAACGTAAAGATCATCGCTCTTCTCCTCGAGTCTTGGATGTGCTTACTTGCAGACAGTCCACTCAACGCGGGACGACGTTCCCAAAAGCCAGCCAGGGAGTTCGCTCATTTCAAGCGAGACTTTCTGGTCGGCCCATTAAAGGACTTCGTTTTAGCGTATGCCAGTTACTCTCACAGCATTGTCTCTTCGACTCTGCTTATGGGATCAGGCTCCGTAACAGGAGACTGGATACCGGAAATGAAGAATACTCCCGTATTTAAGGAGTATTTGGAATGGTATCGTACTGGCGACCCTGTGATGCTTCAGTTTGTGTACACCTTCCTGAACTTCGGGAAGAAGTTATCGTACACAGACCCTGAGCTCAATACCACCGCATTACGCGGATGGGAAAAGGTTGAGGAAAGACTGTCCGAACTAAGACTGGAAGCAGTTCACCTCGCCGGGATGGCGAAGGTACTATCCGGTCTCATCCCGTCCTACCGACGTGTCCCTTTAAAACCCAAATTTGGGCCTGGACGCGTCGCTGAACAGGGTGTCTTCGGGGCGATCGCGAAATCGAACAAGATAGCTTTCGACTCGAAGATAGATCGTATGTTCTTCAGAGGCCATTTTGCTAACTATGGACTCTCTGCGGAACTGGGGTATCATCCGGATAAGATCCTCCCGGATCCGACTGTGTGGTCCCCTGCAAGTGGTGTTAGCGGGCGCTCTTCACGAGTAAAGTTTGTCCCGAAGGACGTGAAGACTACGAGGACGATTTGCATGGAGCCGAACGTTTATATGTTCGCCCAGCAAGCCGTTCTTGATAGACTTCTCCACGCGATAGAGGATGGACCTGCCCGGCGATTTATCGATATCCAGAATCAAGCCCGTAATAAAGAGCTTGCCTGGTACGGGTCAATCTCTGGTGAGATTGACACTATCGATCTGTCGTCTGCTAGTGACAGTGTTAGTGTCGAGCTGGTTAAAGGTATCTTCCCTAGGGAAGTGCTCTACGACTTGCTTGCCACGAGGACCTCTTCGGTCCTCACTCCAGACGGTAAAACCAGGAGCGTGAGAAAATTCGCGCCGATGGGATCGGCACTGTGCTTCCCGGTACAGTGTTTGGTCTTCACCGCCATGGTTGTGTATGCTGCCATACAGCGAACACATGGGTTGGAAGCTGGTGATGGAGTTCCTTTGGACTCCCCTTGGTTGGCTGATATCGAGCGCACAGTGGACACTTTATTCCACCGGTATATACCGGTGAGTCCACATGTGAATGGGTATCGTCACCGACCAGGTCGAAGAAAATTCGAGCCGGCGGCTGTTTACGGTGACGTCATATGCGTCGATCAACAGTTGACGTCGTATGTCACCTCACTACTCTCCCTGTTTGGCTTCGAGGTTAATCACTCGAAGTCGTTCACAGGAAGCCAGGCATTCCGCGAATCTTGTGGAGGCTTCTATTGGAACGGGGAAGACGTTACACCGCTTTACTTTAGGGTAAAGCAATTCTCGGGGAATGTGATGCCCCCAGAAAGTGTGGCGTCTATGGTGGCTTGCGCTAATAACGCAGGTGATAGGATGCTTCGCAACCTACGGAGACATCTTATACATCGTCTACTGGGTGACCAGATGGAAGGCATCACTCAATATCATGGAGTGAACCCTTTCCTCTTCTCATCTGATAGGACCCGAACCCACGTGGATAACCCACGTTTGAGCTATGCTATTTATTCGCATAGCCCTAGGAATACTCATCTCGGGACTCGATATGAGCCCAATTACCAACGAGATGAGTATCGATGCATTATGATACTCGCAAGAGACCGTATCGAGTGTCGGGATTTCGAGTCCCCGGCACTTGAGCGGTATCTTCACTTGCGATGGTGGGGTAGTCGAACGGGGGTTGTTTCCTTCGGATTTACTTCGGGGGCCTCTAGATTCGACGCGAGTGGTACTCGTTTACGCCGGGTTTGGGTTCCGGCGTAAAGAAGAACCTGTTTGGGGGTGACTATCAAC